TACAACCCGAAGTATCCAAACTACTGGCGATACGGGGGGAAGGGAGTAACGGTCTGTGATCGTTGGCGGATTGGGGAGGACGGCAAGACTGGTTGGATATGCTTCTTTGAGGATATGGGGCCCAAACCCACCGGCCACTCAATTGATCGTATAGATAATACCAAGGGGTATAGCCCGGACAACTGCCGGTGGGCGACCAAACAGGAACAAGCGGCCAACCGCAGACCGTGGGGGTCCGTTAACGGACGACGCCCCCTTCCACAGGAAACACCCCCCATGCAAAAATAAAAGCCATTCCAAAAATTTCACTATACAATCCGCCCAACAACCCGGAGTGCGATTCCCTCCCATGTACCACGCCAGCATCGATTACGACATCCCGATTGCGGACTACGCGCCGACTTTTGAGTCACTAGAGACCCGAGTGGCTGCAGCCATGGCTGCAATCGTAGACACCGACAGCCTGCCAGACCCGTCCGAAATTACGGAATTCGACAAAGACAACGCCCGCAGCATCTTTGCAGGCGACAAGCTGGCCTCCGACGAGGACTTATCCTCCCCCCAAACGGTTGTCTACCTGCAGTCTTTGCTCAATGAGTACGACAAGGTGGTGGTCAAGTCTGCAGCCCAGATCAGAACCTACGTCACCAACAAGCTGATTGCCGAAACGGCCAACCCGGACCCCCGCATCCGCATGAAATCGCTGGAATTGCTGGGCAAAATTTCAGACGTGGGGTTGTTTACGGACAAAACCGAGATCACCATGCGTCACCGGCCCACTGAGGAGCTCGAACAACTGCTGCGCGAGCGCTTGACCCGCGTGATTGAGGGAGAAGTGGTGCCAAACACGCCCTCCCACCTGCCAGAAATCTCCGTTGACGACGTGGACGCCAAGTAAATCATGGAATTGACGCCCCAAATCATTGAAAAACTGATCAAGAGCATGCCTCGGGAGGAGGCTGCCGAGCTTTTGGCCATGTTTGACGAGCTGGAAGAGCGCAAAACCATCACTGCAGCCCAAGACGACTTCTTGGCGTTCATTGCGGCCATCGACAAGACCTACAAGTTCGGCGTCCACCTCAAACGGCTGGGCCACCTCCTCATGGATGTCGAGCAGAACATCAAAAACCGCATTGCCGTGTCCATGGCACCGCGGATGGGCAAGTCCCAGATGATCTCAATTTACTACCCAGCGTGGTACCTTGGCCGACACCCGGACCACAAGGTGATCGTAGCGTCACACACTGCAGATTTGGCGATCGTCATGGCGCGCAAGGTGCGTAACCTGATCCAATCGGCCGAGTACGCGCGCATTTTTCCTAAAACCAAGATTGCCGCGGACGCCAAGGCCGCGGCCCAGTGGAATACCACCGAAGGGGGCGAGTATTTTGCAATCGGTGTGGGCGGCGCGCTGGCCGGGCGGGGTGCACACCTCATCATTGCCGACGATCCGCTGTCTGAGCAGGACATCAAGGCCGGAAACACCAACTCCTTGGACAACGCCTACGAGTGGTTCAGTGCCGGTCTGCGCACTCGACTGATGCCGGACGGAAAAATCTGCGTGCTCCACACACGCTGGCACCAGCGGGACCTGATCGGCCGGCTGCTCAAAGACTCTGCCATGAACGAGGGCGGGGACAGCTACGAAGCGTTTGAGTTCCCGGCTATTCTGAATGAGGGCACCAGCAACGAGAAGTCAATCTGGCCCGAGCAGTGGACGATCGAATCCCTGCAACAAACCCGTGCGTCGATGCACCACATCATGTGGCAGTGGTATGCCCAGTACCAGCAGAACCCCACCGCTGCCGAAGCTGCGATCATCAAGCGTGACTGGATCAAGTGGTGGACCGGCGACGAGCCGCCGGAGTGCGAGTTTCTTGTGCAGTCGTTCGACACAGCGCTCACCACCAAGGAGCGCTCAGACTTTTCTGTGTGCCATACGTGGGGCGTATGGTTTAACGAGCAAGACAACACCCAGAACGTCATCCTGCTCAACTCCGTCAAGGGCAAGTACGAATTCCCAGAGCTCAAGGCGATGGCCCACGAGCAGTACGCGGACTGGCAGCCGGACTCCGTGGTGGTGGAGGCCAAGGCCAGCGGGCAGCCGCTGATCGACGAGATGCGCAGATCGGGCATATTTGTGCAGGACTTTAGCCCGGGCAAGGGCCAAGACAAGATTGCCCGGCTTAACGCGGTGGCGGACATGTTTGCCTCCGGCCACGTCTGGTTCCCCGAGACCGCGTGGGCTGCCAAGACCGTCGAGGAGATTTTGGCGTTCCCGGCTGGCGAGCACGACGACGAAGTGGACACGATGACGCTGGCCTTGATGCGCGTGCGAAAAGGTGGCCTGTTGCGCCTAAGTACCGACCACGAGGATAATGAAGGCTTCCAGCGGGCCCGCCGGGCCGCGTACTATTAGGATTCACCATGGCAGCAGCAAACAGCATGACCTCTTCGCTCACTCCGGCCCCGTTGGGCTTGGACGCGCTCTCAGGCATTACTCCAGACGACACCCCGGCCATAGAAATTATGATTGAAGACCCCGAGGGGGTGCAGATTGGCGTGGACGGGCTTGAAATTGACTTGATGCCGGAGGACGAAACGGACGAGGACTTTGATGCCAACTTAGCCGAGTTCATGGATGAGGGGGAGCTGAGCACACTGGCCAGTGACCTGATGGGAGAGTACGACTCCGACGTGGCGTCCCGCAAAGAGTGGGCGGACATGTACGTCAAGGGCCTCGAAGTCCTTGGCATGAAATACGAAGAGCGCACCGAGCCTTGGACCGGTGCCTGCGGGGTGTACTCCACCGTGCTGACTGAAGCGGCCATCAGGTTTCAGTCTGAGACGATCATTGAGACGTTCCCGGCGCAGGGGCCCGTCAAGACGGAAATCATTGGGGCAATAGATAAGTTGAAGGAAGAAGCTGCCGAGCGCGTGCGCATCGACATGAACTTCAAGCTCACAGAAGAGATGCCGGAGTACCGCCCTGAGCACGAGCGCATGCTGTACAACCTCGGCTTGGCCGGGGCAGCGTTCAAAAAGGTGTACTTCGACCCCAGTTTGGGGCGGCAGGTGGCCGTGTTTATCCCGGCTGAAGACATCATCATCCCGTACGGCGCGTCCAGCGCGCGCACCGCGGAGCGCGTGACCCACGTCATGCGCAAAACCAAAAACGACGTCAAGAAGCTGCAGGTCGCGGGGTTCTACAAGGACATCGACTTGGGGGACCCCCTTACGTTTCACTCAGATATCGAGAAGCGCAAAGCAGAAGATCAAGGGTTTACCCTTAGCGACGACAACCGGTATCAGTTGCTGGAGATGTGCGTCGACTACGACTTGCCCGGCTATGAAGACGAGGACGGCATCGCACGGCCGTACGTCATCACGATCGACCGCAGCACGACCAAAGTGCTGGCCATCCGCCGTAACTGGAACGAGGACGACAAGCTCAAGCTCAAGCGCCAGCACTTCGTGCAGTACACCTACGTGCCCGGCTTCGGGGTGTATGGCCTTGGCCTGATCCACATCATCGGGGGCTACGCCCGCGCTGGCACATCCATCATCCGTCAGTTGGTTGATGCTGGCACGCTGTCCAACCTGCCCGGTGGCTTGAAGTCCCGCGGTCTGCGGATCAAGGGCGACGACACTCCGATCGCTCCGGGGGAGTTTCGCGACGTAGACGTGACCAGCGGCACGGTGCGCGACAGCATCATGCCGTTGCCATACAAAGAGCCAAGCCAAGTTCTGATGGCGCTGCTCGGGCAGATCACGGATGAGGCCCGCCGCCTCGGCTCTGTGGCCGACATGAAGGTCAGCGACATGAGCGCCAACGCGCCCGTGGGCACCACACTGGCCATCCTTGAGCGCCAGCTCAAAACGATGTCGGCCGTACAGGCCCGTGTGCACTACTCGATGAAAGAGGAGTTCAAACTCCTCAAAGCCATCATCCGCGACAACACCCCGGGCGACTACGAATACATCCCCAATGGCGGGAACGTACAGGCCAAGCGGGAAGACTACGACATGGTGGAGGTTATCCCCGTGTCCGACCCCAACAGCTCGACCATGGCCCAGCGGATCATGCAGTACCAAGCTGCGATCCAGTTGGCTCAAGGCGCGCCGCAGATTTACGACCTGCCTCAGTTGCACCGTCAGATGCTGGAAGTGCTGGGGATCAAGAATGCCGACAAGCTGGTGCCGATCGACGACGATATGAAGCCGCGTGACCCGATCAGCGAGAACATGGCGTTCCTGACGGGCAAGCCTACTAAGGCGTTCATCTACCAAGACCATGACGCTCACATTGCTGTCCACTCCTCGATGATGCAGGACCCCATGGTCATGGGGCAGATGGGGCAGAACCCCATGGCGCAGCAGATGCAAGCCGCCATCATGGCGCATATTGCAGAGCACGTTGCGTTCCAGTATCGCAATCAAATCGAAGAGCGCCTTGGCGCAAGTCTGCCAGCACCCAACGCAGAACTGCCAGAGCAGGTCGAGGTTCAGTTGGCTAAGCTGGTCGCACAAGCAGCCCAGCAACTCACCCAGATTCACCAAGGTGAAGCTGCCCAGAAGCAGGCCCAGCAACAACAGCAAGACCCGATCGTGCAGATGCAGCAGCAAGAGCTGCAGATCAAAATGCAGGACGCTCAGACCAAGGCCCAGAAAGTTCAAGGCGACTTGGCCATCAAGCAGCAAGAGCTCCAACTCAAGGCCCAAGAAGCGGCAACCCGCCAAGGCGAGAACCCAGAGCTTGCCGCCGCCAAAGCGCAGCAAGAGATGGCCATGGAGCGCCAAGTGCACGAGCAGGAAATGGCGCAGCGCCAGCAAGAGTTTGATCAAAAAATGGCCCAGAAGCAGCGGGAAGCGTCCATGAAGATGCAGACCAAGCTGATGGAAATGGCAAACAGACCGGCTGCTAAATCGCCGGAGGATTAAGAGGAAACATGGACAACAAAATTTTGGAGCTCCTCAACCGTAGGATTGAGGAGCAGGTCAAAAGTCATTCAGAAGCTTTGGTAGTTGGGCAGCCGAAAGAGTATGCCCAGTACCGGGAGTTGTGCGGGGTCATCCGAGGTCTCCAGACCGCACAGCGTGAACTTGGCGACCTCGTGCGTAAACTGAAAGACGACAATGACGACTAACTTTGATGTTCAGGCGGTGGACCTGTCTGGCGTTCT